CCCACTGGAATCACCGTGTAATGGTGACGGCAACTTATGCCTTTAATCCTCCTGCCATTTGTGTCAATTCACCCCGGGCGTTGCGTTAGCGTTGCCTGGATGCTCAGCGCCAAAACCCTCCGGTCAGCCGGGGGGGACCCCCCTGCGGGGGTCTTTCAGTTCGATCAAAACCCAAGTATTTATATTACCCAGCAAGGGCCAAAAGCGTGGTTGCCGCCTCCGTGGTTCGGAGCAAGCCGCGGGTGAAACCTGCGACTTGCCCCGCACCATACACGACGCGGTTGCCCAACCGGGACGCCGCAGCAGCGGCATCACCAAGGTTGTGCCACCAATGGCCCATGCGGTCCAAAGTGGAAGTGATGCGCTCGCCAACGCCGACAGGGGTGACCCTTGTGGCACGGGCAAGAGGCATCCCCAGGCCCACCTTCGGTGCGTACTCATACACAACAGTGACCCTAACGACAAAGTCGTTAGGGTTCACACCCACGGCTGTGACCAAAATGGAATTGGACTGGTAATGGCTGTCGGTCTCGATCGCACTGGCTGATCCGATGAAGTTGGCCACAGGAGGTGTCCACTTCACGGAAACAGCGGCCGATGGAACGGGCGCGACGGCATTGGACAGTGTAACAAGGCCGTTGAACGTGACCGTGGGAGTGGTGATAGTGCTGTAAATTTGCTCTGAGGGGCCTTGGGCCACGGCAATGTAACCTTTCCTATTGACCACGGTGCCAGTGTAAAGGACCTCAACGCACGCTGCAAGCGTGGACACAGTGTCAGCGTTGGCATCCACAAACGTCTGGCCCGGCAGCGGGGCGCTGATGGCAGTACCAATCGCACCAGTACCCGTACCGAGAACCTGGTTTACGCCACCAGGCCCGTAATAAGCGGGATTGATGGCATAAGCAAAGGAAGTCTCAGTGGTAGCTGTTGGAGTGAAGTACTGGGTGAACCTCTGGACAACACCCTCAGTAGAAAGTGCATATCCATGAGCCATCTCCGCCCCGCAGGGGTCCATGATTAGCTTTAAGAGCTTCTCCTCGTTACTGACCATGCGCGGCCGCGGCGCGCGCACGGCCAAGGGCGCGTTGCGCATGCGCGGGGCATTGGTCTTACGCTTGGAGCCTCGACGCTTAACCATGTTGCCAGGAAGTTATGTTTCTAGATATAATATGCTTGATCGGTGTCGTAGAAGGACGAGTGTTTGATTTTTGTAGTATCAACGGCCTTGAGGGCACTCAGGTCAATACCTTCGAAGCGGGCTTCATGCTCCCGCTGAGCTCCCGGTTCCATTCCCCAGGAGAGCCAGAACTGGTATCTGGCCATCTCGGAGGGTTCCATGCGAACCCCGCCAAAAGTGGCGTCACGGAGCCAGGAGGACCTGGTGTCCAAGCGAGCGAGCGTCTTCGCACTTACCTCGGAAGCACGAGCGAGCATGTCGTAATACGCGCCCAGCAACGGAATGTTGCCGTAAAGGGCGAGGCCTCCCATGCCAGTGGCGGCAAGCACATCCGCCCAGCGGAGTGCTTTGTCCTCCACCCATGCATGGTCTTGGGTGATAGCCTTCAAAGGGTTCCGGACCATGGTCGGTGGTGTGGTGCCCACATATCTGCACTGGCAGAACTCGACCTGGTTGATCTGGTAGACTGGCTCCTCGCTAACCAGCCTAAAACCCCTTCTCGCCATCCACTCCTTGATGCCTGCCTGGTAGCGCGGTGCATCAGTCCGCTCCATAAAAGCAACGGAATCATCACCATCCACCACCAGCCGTATCTTAACTCCAATCTCGCGGGCGTAGGCCCATATCAGTGATGCTGAGATGACGCAGTTGCCAAGAGCGGTATTCATGTCGCCAGACATCCTACCCCCCTTAACGGGGTACTGGACGACGCCGTCTTGCACATTGGCAAAGCACCTACTCTCCAGTTGCCAGGAGAGCAAGCGCTGCAAGTTCTCATCCCCGCCATAAGCGTGGAGGTAGAACCCGTGCTCATACTGCAAAGCATCCTTGCTGATATGCTGGTCAAACTTGCTGTAGTCTTGACCAATGGCCACCGGGCTGTCGAACGCGCCCCAGTGCTGTTCAACAACCGCGGCTCGCTGCTCTGGGGTGTATCCCTTCATGATCGTCGCAGATCCATACACCTCATCAATGGCCTTGTACAACTCGTGCTCCAAAGGCAATATAAACTTGCCGAGCTCGAGGTTGTACCTGGGGTGCCTGGCACTGATCAGGCGGCCGGCCTTCGGATCATGCCACTTCTCTGCCTTCAGAAAAACGCTGGGGTAAGAGTCCTTGCGGCTCAAGGGGCGCTCCTCTAGTGATTTAGCAGCAGATTGATACCGGGCCTTTTTCTGACCCCTATAATGGTCGACAAATTGCTCAGTCGACCAAGGGAGTGAGGAGCTTCCGGTATGAATCCCTACGCGCCTGCGAAACACCAGCAGGTCACCAGTGAATGCGCCCTTCTCGGGCTGCATGGTTCTTTCCCATGTTCCATCAGCAGTGCGCCCCAGCACTCGTTCATGCACGCTCTCGACCACATTGGCGACGTCGTTAGCGTGTGTCCAGGTTTGCCCCTTCGAAGGCAATCCTAAGACGGAGAGAACTTGTTTTGGCGCTTTCTTGCTGTACCCTGTAGCCGTGACACTCACCTCAGGCATGTCGGCGAGATGGCGCGCAATGCCACCAACATCGCCAGCACGCTGAGGCGCAGCCACAGGGCACCACTATTCCCACTTCGACGCGGAAGTCGGCTTCGGCGTCATGCCTAGCAACCACTCCACCCACGTAAGGGCGGGGGGGGTTCGCCAGGCATCGGCAGCCTCGGCCATCTCCCTAGCCTCAACCTCAGCACGGCTGGGGTTGATGGCCATTGCCACGATCCGGGGCACAGCATCCTCAATGTGAGTGATGCGAATGCCCTTTGCCCTCATCTTGCCCACCAACCACTTTGTCATGCAGGCCTTATCGGATGGACGATCACTCCGAAGAGGAAACTCCATGCGAACGGCTGCAATCCAGTGGCGGTAGAAGTGCCGGCTCTCGTAGGACTTTCGCTCGTAGAACGCAGCCTCGGCCAGCTCCTCGTGCAGATTGTCAGCGACCTCCCCGTCGAACTCCAACGCCCTGAGAAGGTCGGAGGGGTCCCTACCGGCAGACCGCTGCTCAATGGCGGTGGCAATGCCAATGACAGCATCAGAGCAAGCTGTCTTGGTATCCCACCAGCCATGTGAGTTGCCGTACCTCACGAGCGCCCAGCGTCCCGCATAATAGCAAGGAATAATGGCCAGCGGCGCGACAAACTTATAAGAAATTGCCATGGCTACTAGTTGCGCTTGATGAGACACCACTGAATGAAAAACCCGCAGGCAAATATGAGGATGACCACTAGAAATGTAAGCGCTATAGAAGCGCCACTACTCATGTGGCCCTGGTGGTATGAATGGCTATGGGCACAACACTCACTACCAAAGAGGAGCGCTGCGTGACTATAAGCCTGAATCGAAGGTGGATGATGTAGCGGCCGCAGCTGGAATAAAGCTGGACAGCGTAGACCTCATTGTAATGAGGCATGCAGCGAAACTCGCTTAAACAAACAGAGAACTTTCGCTGAATAATATGACCCCAACCGTTCCCACACAAACGAAAGCGTAGTAGTGAGTTGGGCGATC